CAACTGAACGCATCCGGCTGGACCCCACTTGTCGTCTATCTTCTGCTTGTCGCGTTCGACCTGCGCCCCGTGCTGCGGCGGGAACGCTCCCCACTCAGTTGCGTAGTATTTCATAGGGCTGCCGCCGGTGCCGAATGTGCTCATAGAGGCACGGAGGCCACACTTCGGACAGCGTGGCATAGCTCCCGGTGACTTAGCTTCTATGATGCCTTCGCACTTTGGGCACTTCTGGCCGGGAACAAGCTGAATATCCGTGGATTCCTCGCCGTTCATCAACCACTGGGCATACTTCTTGGGGTCAACCCCCGCAGGCGGGACAACCATCACAAACCCTTGCTTTTCCGCGATGGTGCCCGAATAACCTTCGGGGTATTCTTCTCGGGATTCGGCTCGTGCATTTTCTGCCGCCTTGCCGAAGGCTTCCTGCGCGGTCTTCCCCGTCGATACTACAGAGAACTCTTGGCCCCCGGCGACCTTGCGGCTGGATGTCTTTGGCAGCACTTCATCGCCCTCGATAACCACCGCTACCTCATCGGGGGTGGCATCAAACCACTCCGCAGCCTCAGCGGCCAGCGTGGCGATGGATACGGTTTCGTGATAGCGGTCGTCCAGTGTGTCCAATGCGACTTCTGCGGCGTTCGTCCATTCGCCGTCCTTGAATCGCTCCCACTCTTCCTGAAGCGCCAACCGGTCGTCAATGACGGCCAAAACGGTTGAGAGGTCATCCTTGCGGGCCTGATTCTCCTCGGTAGACAACTCATTCTCGATTTTCTCCACGAGTCCCTCGTTGAGGGGTTTCTCGTGGAAGTGGATGACACCCCACTTCCCCGTGACGTAATTGAGGTCGTGCGGGGACTGGATGTATTTTTGGGATTGGAACAGGTGACCCTTGGCTTTCTTGAACCACTTCCACAGCGTGCTGCTGTCTGGTCCCTTCATGTAGGTGAGGAGGTGCTTCAGGTCTTTGAAGGAGTCCACTCCGAATTCGCCGTAGGCATCCAGCACGGCCTTCACGAGGTCGTAGACCTTGGACAAGATGGGAAATGCGTGATCGTCGTGCGGAAGCTTCTTGAGGAGCAGGTCTCCCGTATCAAAGGCGTAATTGTCTTCAATCCAACGGGCGAAGCCGCCGTTGTCCACCGTGTAGTTCATCTTGCCGAGGGCGACAAGGACTTGGTGCTTGGAGGGATGCTTCTTCAGCACGTCCCCGAACTCTCGTTTCTCGTTTCCCGGATCGTGCATGGAACCATGGAAATCGTTCCAAACGCGATCAAAGACCTCGACCCCGGTCTTCTCTGCCTTCTTCTTGAAGAGGCTCGGGACGCTCGTGATCTTGGTGAAAAATAGTTCATTGTAAACAAGAGGGTTCATTTACTTTTTCCGTAGACGACGCGCAATTTGTTCGATTTCAACCGACAGGGGAAGGAAATCGCTGTCGTTCAAGGATGCCGCCTTGGAGAATTCTTCCTTTTCGCTGCTAGCCTGAACTTCAGCTTCTTGCGTGTAAGGCGACCCAGGACCGAGCCAGCCTTCCGCCACGACCGAGCGCTTTGAAGCGCCGGGAAACGCCGGGGTGGCCACCCATGATGCTTCTACGAACTTGACGCCGCCGTTCGGGAGCGACTTGTGACCGCAAAGTTCGGCGATGCGGCGATAGATGCCGTTTTCGTCGGGGATGAATGTACCCTTCTGATAGGCGAGATGGTTGCAATATGCGCCTTGGTCTGTGACGCGGGCTCCGCAGAATGAGCAGATGACTAGGTCGGTGACGCAGCCCATCGAGAGGTACTTGACCTTGCTGTCGCGGATGTCGGTCACGAGCTTCTCGTGCGACATGTCGGTCGCTACGAGAATGTCTACGAAGTAGACCCACACATCGGACGCGGCATTCGGGCTGATGGTGCCGTCCGGCATGACGCCCACCTTGCGGAGGACGGCATCGAGGATGTGGCCCTTGGCGTACTTGGAATTCTGGAAGTGCTCTACGAAGTTGAATGCGCCGACGAACGACTTGTGGGACAGCTTGAGGACTTCGTTGCTCCATGCGTCGTCGTTGTTGTTGACGAGGTGCGAGCATTCCGGCTTGATCAGGTGGTCTTCCGGCTCCGGCTCGGTCATTACAGATGACATAATCGTACAGTGGGTCAGCAAATAACGTGTGCTGTTCGCCGCTAACTTCTTGACGGCGGCGGTCTTAACACCTGTGAACACCCGCTGCCCGGCGTGCATGGCTTCCCAGTCGCAGACCTGGATAGAAGGGTCTTCCATAACGGCGTTGGCGAACTTCTTGAATGACATGGATGTCCTCTATGTAAGAAACGGCTAGTTTAAAGACTTTCCAGCCAATCGGCTGCTTCTTCAGCTGAATCAAAACTCTTGCTGTCGCTTTGCCAATCGATAGTGCATGTTTCATAGGGCAGGCGTCCGACGCCGCGTAAGAACCCCGCCAGCGTATTCCGCTTGTTCATACCCGACATTTCTAAATAGATGTGATCGTCTTCTGGCTTGACGCGGATGTGCCCGTTTCGAAGGGCGTTCATCTCCGCGTAGCTCCAGCGCTCGTCCGTCATGTCCTCTTCGGAGGTGATTTCCGCCAATCCTGCGGTCAACGCCAAGGCACCATGATCATCTTCTTTGGCATCCAGGGGTATGGATTGCCCGGTGCTTGAAATCCAACCGCCGTTTTTCAGCAGCCAGTCTGCGTCGTTGTTGACTTTTTTTCTGATTTTCGGCTTAACCGCCGCTAGCTTTTCCGGAGTGTCGATGCGCGTCGCCTTGACCGGACCCTTGAACAGCGCCACGCTTTCGATTGGTTCGCCGGAGATGTCGAAGCCGCCTCCCTGACCGATGGAGATGTTGCCTGGACGCTCGCGCATGCGCATGCCGTCGAAGCCAGCCGCCTCCACCGCGTCCATGATCTGACCGCCAACGGCCCAATCGAGCAGGTCGCCATATTCGCCGCCGACCGCGTTCCGGTAGTCCGACATCGCGGCTTCCTCGGAATCGTATTCGCTCCCCACCAAGTTGCCGTAGCCGTCCGAGAGACGCTCCATGTCCTGTTCGTTTTCCGGATCGAAGATGTCCTTCGCGCCCATCTCCACGGCGTAGAGTGCTCCGCTTGTACCTTGGTAGGCTTGCGCATAAGCGATGGACGGCGTGACGAAGATGGCCCCGGAGTCCTGTCCACCGCTTCCATTGAAGCGGCGCAGCATGCTGTCGGGGATCACACTCTTGCTGCCGTGGTACATCCGTCCGATGTTACGCTGGTGGGCTTTTTTTTTCACCGACGCGAAGAATCGATTGGCGGGGTTATGGAATTCGCTGGTGAAGTCTCGACCCACGTTTTCCCAAGCTTCTTCCATCGTCCAGCCGTTATCGAGTGCGATTTGCTTGATGTCTGGGTGCGACATGAACTCCGTTTTTGCTTTGTCTTCTTGGTCATTGACTAGCTCCTCCCAGTATTGGTCGGGATCGGATGCGGCGGTCTTACCGCTCAACTTGAAGAAAGCGTCGTGGTCCCGCAGGAGTTGGCCGAACGATGATGGACCGCGTCCGTGGACGAGTCCGAAAGCCTCGGGATGGCCACGGAAGTCGTAGTAGACCACCTTCCCTCTGCCGGTCGCGGCGAGCACGGCTCGCTGCTGCTCGGTCATGGGATGGGCCATTTCGACGTTCAGTTCGTTGCCGACGATATTGTTTGCGCGGACCCATCCCTTGTCAAAGGCTTCGCGGATGGCCTTCGCACGGCGGGCTTCCATCCCCGCCTGGTCTTCGTCTTCAGGGTCCAAGGACGGGTCCAATGCGGCACCGTGCTCGTCGCCTTCGCCGAAGATTCCCCCTTCCGGGGTGATCCACGCATTGCCCTCGAACGTGGCGGCTGCATTTTTCGGAGCGCCGAACCGTGAGCGGTTTCTCAGGGCCGATCTTTCAAACACATAAATCGAATCTGGTTCTCCCTGCCCTTCACTCAGTCTTACGGCCTTGAAACCCTTGCCGCGAGCTTCCGCGACGGCGAAATCGATTGCGTCGGGATCGCCCCCATACACCGGCTGGTTCGGGGTGTAGACATCACTCGCTTGAATCGTGTTTTTCTTCAGTTCGCTTTCCAGTCCTGAATGCGTGAATTGTCTTGCGAAATCCTTGTCGGGAGACCAGTAGGGACCGCTTTTTTTGGAAGTCCCCCCCTCCCCGCGATAGATCGTAATTTCAGAATCGCTTGCGGCGAACCGCGAGCGGTACGCGAGGTCCTGCTTGAGAGGAGCGGCCGATGTCGGCGGAGTGCCTTCTATCTTGGCTTGCGGAGGCAGCGGAACCGGGGTGGGCACCGTGGCGGGATTCTTCCGTTCCTTCTTGTCCTTCTTCAGTTGGGGATCGAGCTGCGTCTTGTCGATGTGCGACTTCATGTCGTCGCGGGGCGGCAGCTTGTCCGGCTGGTCGTGGAACTTCAACTGGCCGCGCTCGGCGGTCTTGATGACCCGCAGGGGGAATACGTCGTCCTCGGAAACGGGTATCGGCTGGGCATACTGCCAGATGCGGGTGTCCCCTACTTGCGCCAAACTTCCCGGCATCAGGCGCTTTACCTTCACAAGGTCGCTGGTATCTAAGTTGGAGATGGGTATACGGATTACGACGGCATTGTTTTTGTTTCCATCCCACGCCGCGTACCAAGCGGCGACAGGCTCTGTGGAGAGATAACAGTTCGCTCTCAGACCACCCTTCAGGATGCTAGGCACGTTGTCGCCCTTGGTTCCGTGAAACAGGTATTTTGGCATCTCGGCGGCTGTCTTCGCAAAGAGATGAAGCTCCATGCGGAGCGCCTGCAACTGCTCGACATCCGCCGCCGTCCACAGGGACGCACGCTTCTCTATGGCGGCTATCTCCTTGCGCAGTATGCTAGCGTAGCGGGCACTTTCCGGTTCCGTACCCATGCCTAGACCGAACGGGTGGTTGTACTGCTTGTCCGGTTCGTCAATCTCGGTAGCCATTGAGTTGGCTGGGGATTCCTCCCCGGTGCCCTGTCCGCCGATGTCGCGCTGCGGGTCCTCCGCCGATATGGGCTTGTTGAGTTCCTCCAGCACGGCGTCCAGGGCGACCTTGCGGCTGGCAATCTTGCCGAACTTCTTATCCACGGTGCGCTGGAATTCGCCGAATGTTCCGCGACCCGAGGTCACGCCCTTCATATCGATGCGCCCACCAACGGGTATCTGATCCCCTATGTCCCAAAAGAGCGTCATGCCCTTGCTGAGGATGGCGATGGAGCGAATCTGCCGTCTGGTCGGGGACTTCATAATCTGCACGTTGAAATCATCGGTTAAATTGGCGGAGATGCGGACGGCACCCGTTTCGCGCAGGAATTTATCGACCATAGAGACCCCGACTGCCTTGGGGTCCTCGTCATAGACGTAGCAGGCGATTTGCTCGTGGTAGTCCGTGCCCGACGTGACCATGCCGTCTGTCCAGATGAAGAGGGGGTTGGGTGCATCTTCTCCCGCCGGGTACACACCGAACTGTTCGCGGGCTTTCTGTTCTGGCGTCCCCGTTTCAGTTGCGGCGGCATCCATTTTCATCTGCTTGATATCGGCCTCGTCCTGGGCGGCGGAGCATGCGGTCTTTGCACAGTTGAGGATTTGATTGTATTTGTGATCGGCCAAGAAATCGGGATCATTGAGTTTTTGTTTTACTAAAGACTTGAATTCTGGGCGCTCACGCCAATTCCAGGCATCGCCGTTTTCCGGTGTAACGATGCTGAAACCTTCGATGTTGTGGTCTCCCGCATTATCCACGATTTTGAACGCCTTGCCGTACAAGGTATCGAAATCCAGCGGTTGTCTGGGGGTGTTATATGTCAGATCGGCGGTCTTGAACTCGTTCTTCCCGCAGCCGCATGAAAGCACCGTCCCGTCGGCGCTCGCCTTCTTGCTGATCTTCTGATTGCATTCGATGCAGGATGAATACTTGTTGAGGTCTTCGGCGCTTACATCCACGGGGAATATCTCAACGTCGTCGGCATCGAAACGCACGCCGGGAACCTTCGTCCATGAATAGCCGCCTCCGCGCTCATACACGTAGGGATGGATGTCCACGCTATAGGTTTCCGTTTGGGAGTATGCGATTGTCCAAGCGTGGTCGTCGCCGTCCTGCCCGCCTTCGGCGATGTCCGCTTCCATGTTGGAAACGATGACGCCCTGAATAGCCTCGGAGATTTGGTCGCAGATTCCCCCGCCTCCGAATGTATCATCCTCGCCTTCGTCGTTGGGTACCCACTCGTCATAGACCTTTTGGGCAGCGGCAGCCATCTGCGGACGAAGCTGAAGCAGTGATTGCTTGAATGGGGACGCAACGGCAGAAGACTTAAGCTTCTGATAGTATTTCTTAGCCAGCCCGATGCCTTCATTCGTCATCTGGCCCATCTGGCGTTCGGGTTTATATTGCTTTTTAAGCTCGGTGAGAAGTTCCACGCCGAGACCTTGGCGCTGTATTTGCGGGGCGACCCAGACCCCGTCCGCTCCCCATTCGTCATTCGCCTGCCCGACGCAGTTTCCCGCCATGTCGAAGGCAAAGATCGCGGTGTCGAACTCATGGAGGTTCTGCGCTTTCATCTCTTCCGAGGAAAGGTAAGTGGCGAGTCCCGTTGCGGGGTCGCGGATGATATCCTGGTTTTCGTCCGTCTTCACGTACTTGTTAGGACGACCGGTCTTGCGGAGTTCGACCTGCTTCCCGTTCTTCAACGTGAAAGTCTTGAAGAGGACGGGAAAATCCTCCTTCTTCCACATCGTCCAGTCCTTGTTCTCGTAGGCGCGGCTCGGGATGAATCCCGTGTAGTGATGTTTGAGGAATGCTTCATCATCCGGGAAGGTCTTGGCGTAGTCGCTGTGGGCGTCGGCGGTCTTGATGCCGAACACTTGGTTCACGACACGCCAGAATTCCCCGGCGGTTCGAGCTTCCCCGTCGGTCATGGCACCGCCATAATCGCCCTTGCGAATGTCGTAAACGATGCCGCCCTGTTCCTTGATCAGCTTCCCCAAGGCACGTCGCTGCGCATCGGAAGGCGGCTTGACCAACTGAGCAGCGACGGGGCGGGAGGTTTCGACATCGCACAGGCGGATGGCCCCTCTTTCGACGAGATTGTTCACGGCATCGGAACAGGCGGTCTCGTATTCTTCATCATCGATAGCGCCGCCTACCAGGCCCATTCTCTCAACCAAGCGCTCATGCTCATCGCCGCCAACGAAGAACCCATCGGTCAGCAAGAATGCCTTATTTTTTGAGGCGGTCTTGATCGCACCGGTCTTGCCATCCCACGCCTTTTCAAACAGCTTCTTGCTCTTGGGGGTCACCGAAGATGGACGGTAATCCGGGTAGTCGTGCATGAAGGTCTTCGCCAGTTCGATGCCGATGCCCTGGCGACGATACTTCTTGTCCACCACGAGGGACCCTTGGCACATCGAGGCTATGGGCTTGTCGCCGTCGAACACCGTATAGAATCCGCTCTTGACTTCATCACCGGTTCCTTGGAACCCACGGTTGTGCTTGCTGAATCCCTTCACGATTGTGTACTTGTCCATGAACGGTTCGGGTTGCACGCCCTCCTTGTTCTGGAACTTCGTCACGGTCAGGTCTCGGGAATTGCCCATCCCTGTCGTTGGGGTCTTACCCATCCAATCGCGAAATCCTGACTTGGCACCGGTTTTGGATGCCTCGTGTTCGGATTCGTTTTCCGCTTCGTCCTCGTCGAAATCGCGACCGGCATCCTCCTGCTCATGGTGCTTCAACTCGTGGGAAATGGTTTTTCCGAACTGGTCTTCGGACCCACGGTGATTCTCCAAGTCTATGAGGATGACCGGGTATCCCGTGGTGCCGTTGATGTAAGTCCCTACGTCATTGCCAAGCTTCGCCGCCCAGACTTGGAACGGCACGTTGGTCTTCGCGAAGATGCGCCCGCAGATGGACTTTACGGTCGCAGCCATCGTGGGGTCCGGGGTTTCATCTATCTCGTAATCCCAATTGGGATTGTAGTCGTGGTATTTTTCGCCGGAATCTCCGGGGGATTGGTACAGAAGTCCCGGTTCAATGACTGAGCCGGTCTTCGCGGCGACGGGGTTGATCCCCATAGTTTCCAGGATTTTTTCAGCGGAAATGGCGATTTCGTAGGCGTCGCCCTTGGAACAGTTCGGGATGGTGTTCAGCGCCTTGTCGATGAGGATGCGCGTCAGTTGATTTTCGGGGTAGAATGACTTGGCGAAACCGGCGGAGCCGTACTCACGGTCGTACTCTTTGGCAAATTCGTAGGCGTAAGTGACGATTATATCAGGGCGTAACGCCGCCTTTTTGAAGAGTTTAGACACGAGGAGCCTCAAGAAAGAGGTGGAAAGTCTAGAACCAAGGTTCTTGGAGTCAGTTGATAAGACGCCGGAACCAACTTATGAAACCGCTTTTCTGCGGCACATTATTCTCGGGCTTAGGCTCTTTATTTTGGGGTACTTTTATTCCCGGATTATAGACCCACCCATCATCGTCGGTTAGTGGGGTGTTCCGGGGGTCCGGGGGAGTAGGTATGCCCTTGACGAATCTTTCAGGCTTGAGCGGTGTTACCCGCTTTATTGTCTTCTTTCCCTTTTTGTTTTTCATGGTTTATACCGTCGTCAGGCCGTTATAGAGGAGTGACGCTCCAGTCGTGTCGTCAGGTGCGTTACCGCTGTCGATGAATTCGCCGTACACGGAACCGCTCACGTCAAAGATGTCAGTGACTTGCACATTGGTGTCTTCGGCAACGGCGGCGGTCTCAACCTGATAAGCCGTGTTGTACGATGTCATCCAGCAGCCTTCGTAGACTGTCGCTACGGCGAACAATCCTGGGTTGCCGGTGTTGTTCAAACCACCTTCGTTCGGGACATCCGCGAGGGTTGCTTCCCCGACGTTAGGGTCGGTTGAAGCCAACTCGCTGAAGACGATTTCAGTCTTGATATCAAAGGGCCACTTGTGGTGCTTGAGGGAACGGACGGCACCGCTGACTCCAGCCTTGTAGCCCAACATCTGCATGAGGTTGGCAAGGTAGAGACATGTACGGGCGATAGCCAACGAGGTCGGGGCGGTCACGCCGGGCACGAGTTCTGCCACTTGGTCGCCGTATCCGAGACCGCGAACGGCGTCAACTGCCTTCGTTTCCGAGACGGAGAACGACGAGGTCACGCCGAGCTTGATGAACTTGCCAACGTCCACAGCCGGGGTGTAAATCTTGAAACGGCTAGAGATAACCGTTTCGGTCTGACCCGATGTTCCTTGGCGGTAAACATATCCGCCGTATTGACTGATACCTGCCATATTGTTTTCTCCCTACTTAGGGTCTCTCAAAATCAGTTACCGAGATTGATTACTCGGCGGCGGCGAGAGTAAGGTCGAAGGATGCCTTCTTGTCCTTCTTGTCCTTCTTCTCGACTGCCTTGATAGCTTCATCTTCGTTGGCCGCCTGCATCTCGTACTTGTTCAGGACCTTCTTAGCTTCCGCGAACTTGTTCATCGTGTCGTAGATGCCTTCGACGGCGGCGGTGACCTGTGCACATGCATTCGCACGGGCAATGGGCTTGGCGTCCATGTACAGGGAACCCAGCTTCTTCTCGATTGTCTCGGCAAGCTTGAGGGCACTGGAGATTTCAGCTTCCTTAGCCTGTTTGTTGAGGCTCTGCGGGTCCTTGATTTCCGTGACGCTGGCACCTGGATTGCTGTTGTGCGCCTCAGCCTTGTCTACGCCTTCTCGGTCGCCGTGTGCTTCGCCGATTTCCGGGACATCGTGCGGCTGCCCTTCAACCTTGTTCAGCGTGTCTTCGTTAACCGGAGGAACGCCGGGGGCGGCTGCAACCATAGAGGCTGCGAATTTGGCTTGTAGGAACTTGGCGCGTCCGCGCTTGATAAGCCATGCCGCCTTGTGCGGCGTGTAGCCCTCACTCTTCATCCAATAGGCTAGAACGTTGGCTTGAGGGGTGGTCATGCCGCCCGCCGTCATGGCGGCGGTTGCGACACGCCAGTCAGCCGGGACATCGGTTTTCTTCTTGAGCGATGCCTTCATCGGGGCACCTCCCGGGACGCCCGCTTGTTCCGGGGGAGCCATCGGACGATTCTTCAATTCTTCGGCGACCTGCTCAATAGCGCCAAGGGTAGCGGGCTGCGATTCGAAACCGTCGATCTTGGAAATGGCTTCGATGACGACGGTCAATACTTCGGTCGGTAGAGCGGCAAAAGGATTCCCTGCGGTCGGTGTTGCAGACGGCGGGGGAGGGGCGGCGGGTCCACCGGGGGCTGCTCCTGGTCCACCTACGGGCGCGACTCCATCCATCGGAGGTTCCATTGGCGGCTCCATCGGAGCTTCGCCTGGTTCAGCGACTTCCGGTTGAACATCGTCGATGATATCGTCGTCGGCTTCCTTCTTGCGACGTGCGAATAGTTTTGAACTCATCTTTGCACCTTTATCCAAGCGGCCCTTAGACCGTGGTATACGGAATATTCGGCAAAATAACCTGATTGCGCAGGATTTGCATCGCTGCTTGAATCCGCGTAACCATGATAGCGATCCACGAGGTAACCGCCTCGTTTTGGGCAGCGTCGTTTGCTATCACGCAATCCAACGGCTGAAGTTGCGGCAGCGGACGGCACTCATCACGATCATGGGCAAACCATGTCGGAGGCTGACCATTTGGGTACGATGGCTTCTGCAGGGGCAACTGCGTCAAAAACCGTGCCCGGTTGTTCTGCATCTGCGTCGTGATCCCGACCATCAGGTCGTTCGTCTGGAATCCAAACGAAAAACCAGGGTTGTTGGGATCGGCTAAAACACGACCGGCCATATTGACAAGCGGGTCGCCGAAAGCCGAAATCTTCTGCTTGTCGCTGGCGTCCGTCGGGTCTCCAACGAACAGCGCCTGCATCTGGACGATGATGATGCCGTTGCTTTGTGTAATATTGTTCGTGACCTGCATCTTCTCTCCCGATTACGTTGCTGTTGGCGTCGAAGTCGTCGTCGTAGACGAGACTGAGGACGATGTCACCGTGAATGTCACGCCGATGTAACGAATCGAGAACACAGGCTGGAATGCTACGGCGATATCCACCGTCGTTGGGTCGCTCGCGTCCTGCTTGACGACCGGTGCCGCATAACCCTGGAGGATCAATGCGTTCACCAAGTTCGAGAGCAAACTGTTGCAAACGATCTGGATCGAACCGAGAACTGACCCGATGAGCTTACGACCGATGAACTGCGCGAGTTGCGCACGGAAGTACTGTGCGACGTAGTCCGTCGTGGTCGTGACCGTCGGGATTGATGTGAGAATGTTGCTCGGATCGGTGCTCAAGTAATCGCGCACCAGCAAACCGCCGTTGTTTTCGATGACGACCGTCGCACCATTGGATGCGATGCCATCCATGGTCGGGTCATCAAGACGTGTGCCGAGAAGGCGCGTGAAGCCGACTATGTCCTGGAAGGTCAAGGTCGTCGCCACGTCGTTAGCCGGGTTGACGTTCAAGCCTGCCATAGCTGCGGCTGCGAAGGTGCCGTCCACGCAATATTCTTGTGCGACGCCCGTCTGCGTGTTCGTGATCTGGATGCCATAGCCGCCCGGTAGAGCGCCTGGAACGACCAGGATGACGCGGGAATTAGCGAGTGACTGTGCGAGCGCGGAAACCGATGCCGGTGTGGCATAGATGTTCGTGCCGATGAAAGCGATTGCCTCGGCCTTTTGGCGAGGGGCTGCCTGCGTGATAAGGAAGCGGCTCAAGAATTGCTGAACAGGTGCCGACGTGGACAGCGGGACGATGACGTTGACGTGGTTCTGAGTTCCCGGAAGCGGAGCCGCGAGCGACTGGATAGCGGACTCGTAAGATGAGTCGCTTCCCGTGTTCAAGTTCGGCTGCACTGGAACCTGTACCACACCGAATTGCTGAGCGCCGTTCGCCGTCATGAGTTGCACGGCAAGAGATGCACGGTTGATGGTGTTCGGCGTGCCGTATGCGGCATAGGCCAATGTCGGGTCGGTGTAGAGGACGAGAGCCATGTCCTGAGGGGTCTTGTTGATCGTGAATGTGATGTAGTAGTACTCACCCACATTCGGTTCATTGCCGTCGTTGCCGTTGAAGGTCATGACGGTAGCCGTGTCGCCCGTGGTCATGCCATAGGTCGTGACGACATTGGTGTGCGTTCCCAAGAATTCGATTGTCGGAATTGCACCGGTCGTGAACAAAGCTTGGTTCAGAGACGAACCGACTGGGTTGGCGTTGACGATGAGCTGGAGCGTGTCGCCTGGACGGTAGTGGTACGACGGAGAAGGCAGTGTCGTCCAACCGTACGGAAGAGCGTTGTTTGGGTCCACAATGGTGAACTTGACGCCCGTATTGGTGTCTACGTAGCTTTGGCCAAGGTAACCGTTTGTTCCTACCGGGGCGAGCACGGGACCTAATGTCGTCCATGTAATTTCGTGGTCAGTCGTGGTCGCGCCCGTGACGATGCTGCCCGCCACGAATGGAGTGGAAGCGCCGGACTCGCCATATTGACCAGCCTGTGCGAGGTAGCTGGTCCCGGAGTATACGAAGCTGATGATCTGGCCTTCCGCGAAGACCGTAGCTGCGGACCAAGGACCCGAAGCATCGACGTTCGGCGTCGCCGGTGTCGTTGCCTCTCCCGTTCCCTTGCCGCCTGCGATGGTGGATGTGACGAGGAAGCGGTCGGAATAATCGATTGTGGTCGGGTTGACTCCGCCTTCGAAGTAGCTGATGGCGATAGGGGTAGCGAGCGACGTGCCCGTACCGGATGTGACTGCTGCGGTGACGACGCCAGCCTTCGGGGTCGTGACCTTGTTGGAGCCTGAGAAAAGCGCCACGAGGGCGTTGACCGTGCTCTGACCACCCGTGGTGGACCAGATGTTGACGACAATCTGTTCTGCCGTCGCCGGTGCGAGACCGTTGGAGGTCCAAATCAGCGAGCTAGATGGGGAACCGCCTTCTCGTGCCGTCACTCCAGCCGTTGCGCTGAATGAAGCCGTGCGCGTTGCGTTTGAAGTACCTGCGGTCGTGACGACCTGGATGCTTGCCGTGCCGGAATCATAGATGATCTGGCCAAGGCTGTAAAGTGTGTTAGCAGTCCATATCGGGAATGCTGTCGTGGTGCCGTTGTAGATTGTTCCGGTGCTGGCGTAGACCTGATTCGCGACAAGAACGGGCTCGGCGGCGTTGTTGACGACCGTGACGCTCGAAGTACCGTTTGGTGCCGACCAATCCGGTTCAAGCGAGCCAACTTCGGTAGCCGTGAAGGTTGCCGTTGCCCCGATAGCTACGGCGACGGTTGCACCCACGGCAGGCGTGACGATGAAGTGCAGGTCGTCATCTTGGAACGTGAGCGTGATCGCTTCAGTCTTGGAATTCGCCGGGATTTCAAAGTCAGGGAAGTTGTACGGCCAGATGATGCCGGTCGTATTGAAGTTTCCGTCGGCCACATGGTTCGTGCCGATTGTCGGAACAGGGACGATCTGGTTGAGTTCGTTCGTCGCACTGTAGGTTCCCTGTCCAGGAATGCCGGGGGTCTGAACCGTGAGCGTGTAGGTGTGGTCGTTCAATGTGGAGCGGTAGTACGATGCATACACGTTGTTGCCCGATGTCGGCGGGTTGAAGAGAGTGATCTGTGCGGCTGCCCCGTCTAATGCTGCGACTACTACGGCTCCGGCGGCAAGAGCCGCGATGGGGCTTGGACCTACATAGACCCAGATGAGGGACGGGTTGTCCGTAGAGCGGGCGAGCCCGCTTCCATCTACGGGAACATTGGCTAGTGTAAAATTTGCGTTGATGCCGTTCACGGAGCCGGTGCAAGGACTCAGATAGATATGTTCGTCGACGAGCGTCGAAGTGATCTGTATCGGGCCGAATTGCGCGACGCTGTTTGAATTCGACGTGCCCGCCGCAATGTCGGTATTGGCACCCCATGCAATCATGGTGCCGTCTTGGGTCAACACATAGTCGATGCCTTGGATGTAGTCGGCGCGGTTCGGACCGAGACCTACTTGGACGATAGATGCAACCTGCTCTGCGGGGAGCAAATCGTCGGTGTGCTGATAGTGGTTCGTGTAGTAGGTGATGGTCATCGTGGACCCGGAAGAGACCGGGTTGGCCAATGTAACTTGGCCTGACTGACCGTCGACCACGGAAACCGTAACCGCGACGCCGTTGACAAGGACGACGACGCTTGCTGGGTTGGTCGTGACGACGCCGCCATTGGTTCCGTCGACGATGGGCGCAAAGTGCGTCTGGAAAACCGTGTTCGTGTTCGGGCCTTTTCCGCCCGTGAATGCCGTGGCGGTCTGCGCCAACGCTTGGTTAACACCGGAACCGGTCAATATGCCGGTCAGATAGCCGAGTGCGGTCGGAATGCCAGCCGAGATGAGCGTGTTGACGTTCGCTAATGTACGAACGGTGATGTTGTCGGCCTTGAGCAATTCGAGGCTGATTGCATCGGTGCCAGCGCCGGAGATCGATAATGCATCAGACTTGCCGCTGCCCGGTGTCAATGTGAGGGCGAGCGTGACATTGTTGCCCTGGAAGCCGGGGATGGTCAGGCTGACCGTCAATGATTGCGCGGTAGAGGCGTTCGTGAAAGAATAGCTGATGAGGACGGTAGCACCTTCGTCGGCTGTGCTGAAGGTATACACACCTGCGGTCACGGCGTATTGACCTAGCGTCGGGGCGGAAACGACTTGCGTCAGGAAGGCTCCGCTAGCGTATTGAACGGCGACGTTGCCCGTAAATGTCGATGCGTTTGCGACCGTCACCGGCCCCGGAGGGCTGGACGAGATCACATGTGATTCTTGAATGGCTTCCGATGTGGTAGATGAAAGAATGTCAGTACCAAACGCTGGGATTTGCGCACCGAGGTTCTCGTTCGCGACAAGCGTATCGTTGAGCTTGAACTGATAGGACACGACCAGCGTGCTGCCTACCGGGATGATTTCCTGCATCTGGAACGTGCCCGTGGCACCGTTCAAAGAGATGACAGTCAGTGGGATTCCATCCGAAATGACTACAATTTGGGACGGATCGTTCGTGGTCTTGCCGACGCCTTGGCTCGAAACGATCGGGAAATACGTGGTCTGGAATGTGTTCGTGATGCCGTTCACCTGGTCGGAGAGGTCTTCGTTCACGACCAAGTTGTTTGCTACGGCGGATGATCCGCGCACCAACTCTTGGTTGGCGAACGTGAAAAATGCGGTACCTTCACCGATGACGACGGGAATGCGGGTCGTGCCAAATAGGGGTGCTCCTGAGGCGGCGATGATGACCTCAGTGTAGACGCCCGGCTGTGTGTACTGTTGGAATAACGCCATTTTGTTGGATACTCCCTCTAATGGGTTGAAGCAACGGCTTCTATATCGCTTGCGAAAGTCAGTTTTTTAGTCTAGTGGCGCACGGGTTAGGCAAGATTAGTTGTTTTCCTGCTTGAGTCCCTTAACCAATGTAAGCTTCTTGTCGGCAGGGAGGGGCTTGAATTCGTTGAATCCCGTCATAGTCAGATTCTCTTGACCGGTGGCATGGCGCACCTTGTCACGCTTGGTCTGCCGTTCTCGGATGTTCTCCCAGCGCTTTTCAGAGTCGCGTCCGATGAGGGAGTCGAATGACTGTTTCTCAAGGTTCGCTTGGGAGATGGACGGTGCCCCGGACGGAAGGATGACATGCTCCGCACGGCAGCCGCACGCCGGACACTTCTTCCATTCCGGCAGCGGATCGTGTACGGATTGAACGAGTTCTTGGACTACGCCGCAATCCTCGTTGTTGCATTTGAAATCGTATTTTGACATAAAAATCTCCTAAGCTAGTTCAAAAAGTAACGGGTTAGGCAGTCCAAGGCGTGAATTGAAAGCGCCCCATTGCCTTGGTACGCGGGGAATAGACGAGCTTTCCCGGGTATCCTACTATGTACGGCGCACTATTTACTTCGAAACTGATTAGTCTGGTAACGCACGGAATGAATGTCTTCCAATCCGCCGCCGCAGAAACGTTGAGCATATAGGAGTAAGACGGTGCCGTGCCGCTCGGATCGCGCTGCTCCCCCTGCTGGTCGCGACCCACTTCAAAGATCGTGATGCCGTCCGCCTCCATGTTGGTGCGGGCCTGAACGAGGAGTCGATGCTTGATAAGCTCAGAAATCTCCGACGACGTGGTAAGGTCATTTGACTTGACCTCCAGCGTGAAGCTCAGGTTTTCCTTAGACCCAAATACCTCATAAGTCTCTGTCCATGTGGGACTTACGATGATTGCCACCTGATCATCCTTCACGACGAGGTCGCCGATTGCGAGCCACAGACCCGGCACTAAGTCCTTGTTCATCTCCATCTTGCGACCCTTCTTGTGAAGCTGGGTCACCATGGTATCGCTTGAACTGTCCAACATCTCCGCATTGATGCGGACTTCCCACCGCGCCCATTGCCCGGGACCGAGGAGCGGACTCAGCAACAGGGCATTCGCCGGTGTGGCGGTAGAAGGCGTCTCGATGACGGTCGGATCGGTGATGGCCGATTGGACGGACACTTGGTTAGGCGTGAGCGTTTCGTTTGGCTGGAGCACCAAATTGAGGAAGTTCTCGGGATTGACCGTAGCATATTGAGGCGACGGGTCTTCTTGGTACATTCCCACTGCTGTTATAGTACTGCCGATAGGCGTTGAGCTTGAAAGAAGAATGAACGCGGGCTGCGCGGGTGTGCGCTGCCCCATGTAGTACGTGTAGTCCACGCGCTGGCGGAGTACGTAACCCGTCTGGTCCTGGAACGAAAGACCGGTCGCATTGGTTGGGATAGAGATGACCTCTTCCCCACCAACCGTAGATTGGCAAATCACCTTCCCCATGTTTCGCGTTATCCAATAATCGACGATAGGAGTGAGCACGACGCCCGTCTGCGTGTCGGTTATCGCGATGGTCTGGATCGGAGTGTATAGGATGAGATACGCTTGGAATGCCGCGAAGTTGATCTGCGCCCCAATGTTGCTTGTGTCCGACGGAACCATGACCGTGCCATCAAGGCCCTCGCGGAAGTAGATGAATGAACCTTGTGCTGGTGGGATGTAGCCTTCGCGCCACTTGAACTTCTGCAGTGTAAGCCCGACATCGCGGGTCGCTTCGTCCACGGAATCGACGTTCATGTAGTAGACGCCCGGGTCCAATAGGGTGTTGCCAGGGTCGACTTCGCGGACGAATTCCACGAAGAGACCGTCCTTGTCTTCAACCTGAGCAAGGATAGCCCGACCGTGCTGCGTACACATAAAATAATCAGGCGAAAGTCTATTTCCGGAAGAGGATACGCTTTTCACGATGACTTGAACGTCTCCGAAAGTTATTAAGTTAGCTGGCGTTCTTGCCGTAGCGGTTTGGAAGGTGACTTCGCCGAGCGCCTTGCGGTATCTCGGGTTCTTGGCAACGATGTCCCGTATGATACGGAGCAAATAGGCGACCAGCGAGGCCCCCGTGAGATCAATCATGACGAGCCTCCAAGTCCGCTTTAGTTTACGATGCGAACAGGTTGTCCCGTGTATGAGACACCAATCGGCGGCGGCGGAACCACTTGTTGAATCGGCTCGACCCAAGAATGAATGGAACGGCGGACGGCGTCCAGCGAGACGTTGGCACGCACACGCGGGTACCAGCGGTCGTATAACTCAACGTTGTAGCTTCCCTGGTCGTATGATTCTATTTCCCATTGGTGGCCGTCGTGGGACTGGAACACGGCACCCGGGATCATGTACGTGAAGAATGCGGCATCGCCCTGGATCGGGGATAGAGGATTCGCAATCTGATTCGAGCCGGGGTTCGGCTCATACTGCGCAAAAGCTGAAATCGGCTGGTCGAGCGGATCGCCCATGATTCTCTGAAGCTTGTAATTGTCGGATGGGTGATCGTCCGGGATAAGCAAGGACGCCGTCTTCGGATTGCTGAGGACGCTGTGCGCGGCCTTGGAAACGACGGTCGCTACCTTGTCGCCCCACATGTCGAACTTGGCGGACGCCTTCTTGTTGCGGGAGTTGTAGACATAGGCGTTCATGCCGTCATTCGAATAGATGAAGAGGTCCCCTTGACCGGCAACGCGGATGTAAGGTCCGTTCTGCCGGTCGAATGGCTTGACCGTACCCTTCAATGCCGCCGCGACCACGAAATGGAGCGGCCAGTCGGCTGGATCGAACACGGATGCGGTCTTCGGCTCGAATACTGCGTCTGCAAGGTCGGAGGCGATGATTTTCGGTAGTGTTGCCATGGATATCCTCTTAAATGGGCTGGATAGTTCTTTTTACCCGCTCTGTACGTTCCCCCACGTGATGGTGCGGCCGATCTGCACATCGCCGCCGGGGTGCTCGTTCTCCGTGACCACGGGTTCCCCGCCCTTTGGGGGCTGCCCAGGGACTGGGGCGAAGATGCCCGTCGCCTCGTCCAAATAGCCTGGAGTCTTGGTCGGATTGTAGATTTCGGGAGGAAACGGCTCCTGGACCACTGGAACCAGATAGCGAGTATCCCCCGGCGGCAGAAGAGACGAATTGAACTCCTGCTGGAGGATGGTCCCACGCGGCATGGTGTAAGTGACCCCGGCGATGACCAGTCTTTCCCCGTTGCGGCGGATTATCATGTCGCCATCCTGGACGATGGGCACCGGCCCAAGATAGGATCGGGAATCTCTTGAAACCTTGATGCCGCCCTCCATGATCTGGCGGGTGAGCGCCGTATCGGGATCGACGTAGAGAAAGGCGAAGGGGCCGAAGTAACCGCCCACAATACCTGTTTCATAGCACGCTGGGCATGCTGTACGGGCCTGACCGGTGCCCGTGGTAGCACAAGCACAGATTACGCCCCGCGTGCGTCTGAACATGAGCCAGGCGGGTTCTCCGCGTTGCTCGAAGAGCCACCCGTTGCGGCGCACCATCTCCGCCTGCATCCAGTCCATGTTCTCCACGGCATAATTATCGACCATTTCGCTGCGGGGGTCCCCCGGAACGTGCTCCTCGGTGCCGTCCTTCTTGACGGGCACGACCGTGTAATAGGTGCGGGTCAGGTTGGTGAAGATGTCCACGTAATTCTCGAGCTTCCAATAGGTGATCTTCACGTCCTGCAGCGTGATTGGGCTTTCGCTCGGCGGGTAAATTGCCTCCCCGGGCGGCGCGGTCACCGTCTGCGGGGCCGAACTCTGCGTGTACGGGATCGCTTCCGTGTCGGACACGGCACCGCCGGTCTTGAGCGTGTCGTCCACTTGGAGCCACACGGCCTTGTCGAGCGCCACGACGCGGGTCGGGCGGTACCACGTGCCGTTTATCGACACAGCGACATCAGACGGCGAATTGGAGGCCACGGGGCGCATGCGGCGCTGCTCGTCCTCCCACTTCTGGTAGGGGATGTCCTTGAGATGGATGATGTAGTGGCCGAGTTCCCCGGCTTCCTGCCAATCCTGCTGCTCCACGGGGACGGTGACTTGGCGCAGGGTCGTCTGATCACGCCAGTAGTGGAACGGGATGGGGATGCCGTTCAGCTTGACCCAATCGCACGGAAGGTCGAACGCACGGTAGATGTTGTATCCTACCACCGCGCCGTCGCATGGTTCGTTCTGCCAGTAGATGTCCCGGCAACCTACGTACGAGCTATTTAGAACCATCAATCCCTTGACCATGTTGTCCTTTACAGATTGCTCAGCCAGTCCGCCGCCTGCTCGGGTCTGTCGAATTCCTTCATCACCTGTTTGCCCGGGAACCCGCTGTTCGTAAGCGTGATCAGGGGTCTCGCAGGAAACTTCCCGTTCTCCATGGCTCCGCGCAAGACTTCAATCGTGTTGCGGTCCCAACGCTTGAATGTGAACATGACGTTTACCCCGTCATTGCTCACGGCTATGTAACCTTCGTCAGCGGCAACATCATCGGGGGAATTGTTAGGAAACAACGCTTTTGGGTGGTCTCCGAACCCAAAAAGTTCAGTAGCCATATCGCAATGACTTATGTTTGTGTTTGACCAACCTTCAAATACACCGTCGGGTGTAAGCCACCCCTTGTTGGTGAAGTCATATCCCTTCCGGCTTCCGGTCAACCGCTTCACGGCACCGGGCTGCACATCGATCGTCCGACCCGGACGCGGGATCGGCTTGCCCAGCCCGATTTTGGCCAAGTACGCCTTGAGTTCGTCGAGCGAATCCCCGGACCCCTTGTCGTCCGGGTAGTAGTCGTTCGCCACCGTCCACCCGTCGGGGTAGATGCGGACGGCGATTTCGGGGCGGCGGGGATGGTAGAAATCGGCATAGCCTGTCTTGCGCCAACCCATGGAATTCATGTAGGCTACCGTAGATTTGAACTCATCCGGTTGAACCTTGTCCGGGTATAGTACCTCGGCGGTCTTGAGCAGTGCGCTCTTCCAGGGCATATCGAACCTCTAGGTAAAGAAACCGTTAGTCAGATTGGGGGCAAAGAGAGCAGTCTGGGTTCGTCAGTCCTCGGTTGACGTGCCAACGTGTGTGTTGAGCCTTAACGATGCTGCCGCCCTGCACGCTGATTTTAGCGGCTCGTTGCTTGGCTTCTCTGGAACCTGCCTTGCCGCCCATGACGTGAATCTCGCGGGACATTCGTGTGGACATTTCATCTTTGTGCTCTTCCGCATATTTTCGGCAACCTTCTACTCGACGGGATTCATCTTGCACGGCGCGGGCGGCTTTGATCTTGGCCACGACTTCGGGGGTGCGGGGAATTCCTTTTCTAGGATGCGAAGCTGTAAAACCCTCACCCCCAGCGCAAATGTTATAGCCGATGTCGCGATGCTGAGCCTTGAGGGCCTTGATTAGTAGTTTTTCACGGACAATAATTTCTTCGCGGCTATCACTCTCAAACAAGGGATAAATGTGAAAATGCTCCCGCCCGTATTTGCGGATTGCTGCATAAAGATGGGATGTTCGCATGTCATGCTTAGCATTGTAAAACTTCTGCTGTAAATAACTGCGGAGTTTTTCTCGCTCTACTTTGCCGATGTAAATCTTCAGATTGACATCGTTGACGATGACATAGACGAACATTTGAACCTCCACATATACAATACTGCGGAAGTTGATTTTTAACTCGTATTTTTGTAAGTTATTGAAAATAGGTTACTTATCTAGCCAAGTATCCAGCGCTGCTGGCGAAGTCCGCAGCTCGTGGGGCGGATGGCGGTGATGCGTGGTGCCCATTCGTCCCACTCGCCGCGATACGCCGCCGCGAGCGACTGGTAGAGTTGCGTCTTCGGCAAGTCGATGCTGACGCCGTTCAGGCTGTAGGAGAACTCATCGGCGGCCCAGCGTGCGGATTCGTTGCTCAGGCACGATGATGCGGCACCGAGCGCTACGAAATTCGCCCAATCGTCGGGGAGCGTTTCCAGCGTGAAGCCATAGTACGTGCGGGGGTTCCATGTGTTCGCACGGGAGATGTTGTTCTTGACCATGCGGATGACGGTGCTGTCTTCCCAGATATAGCCGACTCTCGTGGTGTATCCGGCCACGACCTTCCCCGGCGTCGGGGGGCGGAAATGGTAGTTGCGGTCGGGGTTCGTGTCCATCAGAAGCTCCCGAACCATCATGATGATGGCAGCGGTGTACTTGTCCACGACCTGCTTGCGGGTGATGAGTGCCGACGGGGCCTCGAAATCGGAGGTAGCCGGTTCCACGTTCAATATGCGGAAATCCTCGAAAACCTCCTGAGCACTGCTCTCCGGGTATTGCACCAGGGTCCACACCAGTTTGTAAGTGCCCTCGCTCCACGCCGTGGGGATTGTCAACGGGACGAAGTATCCGCCCTGCGAACTTCTCTTTGGTATAGATTGGGGGGGCGTAACCAGTGATTCTTGGCAGTCCTTGACGAAGAAGATCGAATAACTGATAGCGAAGGGATCGACGCAATGGCCCTGGGCATCGCGAACCAGTATCGAAAGATCACCCTGTCCAAGCGGCTTGCCCTTAGTTAAAAGCACCATTATGAGTTCTCCCCTATCTAGGAAAGGGGAAGTCTTAAGGTTTGGGGGCGTACGTTCCAGGAGGGGAGTTCGTGTAGCAGCCGGGTGCAGCGGGGCATCCGTAACCGTCCGATCCGTTGCAGTTATGGCAGCATTCGCCGCACGGCTCCGGCGGGTGGGGGGACTTCAACCGGGCACGCTTGATGTTGGACGAGCCGCAGGATGCGCAGGAAACCCTGCCGTCCGTGGCCCTGATCTGGAGCCAGCAACCGCATTTATTACACCGCAGGCGTGTCGGCGCGGGAGGCATTTTTTTCTTTGGCCATTTGTGTGGGGAAAACCTCTTCCAAGACCCATGTTGCGAATTCAAGGTCCCCTGCACGCTTACCGTTGATGTTCGTGAACGTGATGGATTCAACCTTGATGCCCTTCGGCAGCTTGATCTTGCTAACGGCGTCGTGGGCGGCAAATAGACTGTTGACGATTTCCATCCCGCCGCGAGTGTGACTGGCCATCTTGCGCAGTCGGGGATCGCCGCTCTTACGCAGGGTGCCCGAAAGATGTTTGTGAGTCGCTAGTTCCTTTTTGGTCATTGAGTGCCTCCAAGGTTGTTAGTATACGCTTGATCTTGAACGCAAGTCTAGCCAAATCGTAAAAGATGGCCGTGTATGCATGGTCGTCAGTCTGGAGGAAAGCCTGCATGCTGTAATTCAGGCCGTCAAGAAGCTCTTGGTAAAGGTCTAGGTCTACGTTACGTCCGTTGTTGGTCTTCAAGCGCATACCGTACTTCTTCTCGCCGGATACGACACGAGCCTCGATGTCGGGAACCAATGCGATGAAGTCCTCATCGGCGGATAGGAGCTGCGTGACTTCATTTGCCACGTCCCGCCCGTCGCCGGTCGGAAGCTTCTGTCTCTCTGCTGCGTCTATCATTGGATCAATTCTCCTGTCGATATGACCACGGGCGAGTGCGCCTTGATGTCTTCCAGTATCGACCAAATGAGCACGGAATAGCCGAGCATGTCGGTGACCGTGTCCCGCTTCGATTCAAACTTGGATGGCCGGTTCTCGGCGGACAACGTCGCATACCGGGCGATCTTGTCCCATAGGCGGTGAATGAGACCAAGTATACCATGGCGCAAAAACGCCTGCCCGTAATCCCGTGTTTTGCTTGAAAGAGTTTCGGTGATTTTGCGGACCTCATCCCGAATGGGTTCCACGAGGAGGGGATCGTCAAGCTTGCATATGCGCCATGCGCTGCTCGTCATGGGCTCCGGGAGACGGCCTTCGTCGCAAAGAAGCAGGTAGGCCGAGAAATACGTGACGGCTTGAGCGAATTCAATCAATTGGTCGGCTAAGTCCGGCTGCCAATTCTTGGGGTTGATCATTTCGCCGTTGATAGAAAGCAAGTTGACGAAGCCTTCTAGGAGCTGGAATTGACCGAAGACTTGGAGGTATGCCCACCGAAGCGGCGTCATATAGAAGTCGCCTTCGCGGTAGGGATTGATGTTGTTTTGGACGACAATGTCCTTGCCAATCCACCCCTGTGCACGTGCCCGGACGCTTTGAATCACATCGGTGTCTATGGTGCGGCGGAGGATAGTCTTAATGTCAAGCTTATCGGGCAGTTGCTTGACGATAGACGACCAGTCAGGATTCTTGATGAATATCGCTTCGCAAACCCGCTGCCAAAACTGATCGTATGTTGCTGGGGGCCATTTTTCCATGCCCTATAATACTACTTAGCTGCAATCCCTCGGCGGTAACTTTGACAAAGAAAAAGGGAAGCCAACTCTGGCGAGTCAGCTTCCCTTTTGAAACGCGGAACTGCGAGGAAACACTAGCTGGCGAAGGACCCGGCAACTTCCCGGCGACCCATCAGGAACAGGCCAACCAAGCCGATACCAAGCATCGCAAGCGTCCCAGGCTCAGGAGTATTGATGTCTCCGTAGTAATCCAAGCCGTACGAAGAACCGTTCTCCTGATACACTTGGAAAGACAGCGTGTTGACGCCGGTGGTGAAAAGACCGGCGAACTGGGAGAGGTCAATAACGGCTTCCGTACTGGTCAAGCAGCCGATGGGCTGGTTTGAGCAGGTAGGATAAGAGCCATTGAGGTTCGCGGCGAAAATAGTGGTGCCGTTCAGAATGACGGACGAAGTGTCGTCGGCTAACACGTCCAAATAGCCGCCTTCCACGGGTGCGCCAAGGTTGAACGTCTGCGTGAAGATCACATCCGTGCCGTTGGGAACAACGACAAAGTTGTCCTGCACCGGGTTTCCGGTGATAGCGTAGGAAATCCAGTGCGAGCTGTCCAGGACGTTCGGACCGGGGATAGCGGGAGCCCATTGCAGATTCGGTGCAATGTTCAGAGTAGCGGAACCAGAGTTGTTCGTGGTATTGGTAGCCGAACTTGCTACGATGGTGTCGGCCTTCGCTGCCATCAGCATGAAGCTGCTCGCGAGTAACAGTACTGCCAATTTCTTAAGCATATCGGTATTTCCTCCTGAGATTTGAATTCCTTGTACTCGTAAAGTGTAGCACCCTTTATCTCCGCATGTCAAGCTAATTTATCGGGAATTATCGCCTCGGCATGGCCTTTAGCCTTGGAGTTTGCCGCAACAGTCATGATGACTTCGACCGTCTCCGTCCGCCGGATCATCATCGTTGTCCCGATCGGGGAAGCGACGCGGAAACCGGGCCGTGCGCTCGCTTAAGTCACTCGGAAGCCCATCAATCAGATAGCGAACCATCTCTTCTGCCTGCGCGGCGTCAAACAGATTAGTCCCTATCGGCTCATGCTTCATCGGATGCGCCGTATGCTCGTTGAAATCAGGCTTGAAACTGATTCCGGCATCCGGGTTGAAATTTTCTGGCAACCGCCATTCAAGGAAACGGTCCACCATGTATTTGATTTGCTCGTCTGTCACATTTATCTCCTTTCGTTTCTTGTGGGAGTTAACTATAATTCCCAATTTGTCACCAGGTACGCCGGTCATCCGGGAATTTCCAATTCGGGGCCGGGGCGATGATCTCCCGCCCAGCCTTCACCATGCGGACAAGTTCGATGACCGTCTTGATTTGCTTGCCGTCCAAGTTCTTGATTTCTTGAAGAAGGCGAGGCATGCCCATGTTTCCGGGGCATGGCGATTGGTGTATCCCTGAAGCCCAATAGGGGCTCGTTGCACCGCATTTGGAACAGCACCCCGTGATGGGGCTGAAACTGTGTTCGCCTTGCATTTATGGAAGCTCCACTTCCGCCAACTTGCGGATTTCGTCCAAGGTCTGGACTCGCAGCATCTCGCCGTTGCGGAACACGGGTTCCAGCATATCGCCCGCGATGCCCGTGCCGTGGATGTCCTGCACGGTGTTGAAGCTGCGGTTGATCTTGTTGAACAACAAGGCTTGGCGTCCGCTCTTGGACTTCTTGCCTGGGTCCGTGATGGGGTTCTTGGAGACCGGTGTGGACTTGCCGTCGATGATGGCGTTGCACAACTTCATGGCTACCTTCTGGGTGTCCCGATTAACCTTACGGAGAAGTCCGCCGCCCATGCCGACCACATAGTTCTCCGCGCTGTAGTGATTGTTTGCGGCGACCTGGAACATGTCCTTGATGCTGTAATAGTCCATGCCATCGCCCTGAATCAGCCCGACGCATGGAGCGAGTTTCTTGTAACCCTTGCTGGTCTCGCTGAATCCGAACTTCTCGGAAAGGATGTCGGAGCACTTCGGGATGACTACCTGCGGGTCGCCGGAGTCGGGACGGACGACTACCTTGCCGTTCCGTTTGCGAATCTGCTCTCGGAACTCGCCGCCGATGATGTTCTCGCAGAAGTTGTAGATGTCATAGGAGTCGCCTACGATTGAGATGACGCCCGTCGGGTGCTTCGCCAGGATATCACCCACGACTCGGGCTTCCCCGCCGCGACCGTACAAAGTCATCATGGAATGCTCGGACGCGAACA